AATACTGCTATAGGTGGTTCTAGTAGATCACAGCATTGCGAAGGCAGAGCAATTGACCTAGATGACACTTTCGGTCATGCTTCAAATGCAGAAATGTTTGAATATATAAAAGACAATCTAAACTTCGACCAATTAATTTGGGAGTTTGGCGATAGCAAAAACCCTGCATGGGTTCATGTTAGCTATGTAAGCGAAGATCAGAACAGAGGCAGATGCCTTAAAGCTGAAAAAATAGACGACAAAACTTCTTATAGTATTATATGATAAAAGCATTACTTAGTCTTTTAGGCAAAGGAGGTTCTGGAAACTCTCCTATAGGTGGTTTAGCTTTAGATATTCGTGAGGCTATAAAAGGCAAAGAATTAGACCCACAAAGACTTATTGAACTACAATCAGAAATAAACAAATTAGAAGCACAACACAGGAGCATATTTGTAGCAGGATGGAGGCCTTTCATTGGTTGGATATGTGGATTTGCTTTAGCCTATAATTTTATAATAAGAGACCTTGCTATTTGGGCATTTGGAATTGAAAGCGTTCCTGCGCCTTTACAAATGGAACATTTAATGACTGTACTTTTAGGAATGCTAGGCTTAGGTGGCATGAGAACATTTGAAAAGCTAAAAGATAAAACTAGGTAATGGAGCAGAGACCTAGACTTAGCGGAAAAAAACTAGCAGCATATAATCACATAACGAAAAGTGAATCTAGAATTTTAGTTATTGGCGATTTACATTGCCCTTTTGATTTAGATGAATATTTCGATTTCTGCAAGCAGACTTATGATAAGTGGAACTGTACAAGTACAATTTTCATAGGCGATGTTATAGACAATCATTATTCAAGTTATCATGAAACATCTAGCGATGGACTAGGTGGTGCAGATGAATTAGAACTTGCTGTTGAAAGGTTGCACAGGTATTATAAAGAATTTCCAGGTGCAGATGTAATTCTAGGCAACCACGATAGAATGGTTATGAGAAAGGCACAGACATCTGCTATACCTAGTAAATGGATTAAATCCTATAAAGAAGTTCTAGAAGTACCTACTTGGAATTTTACAGAGCGCATAGAATACGATGGCGTGCAATATATACATGGCGAAGCAGGAACAGCTCGAACAAAGTCAAAAGCGGATATGCAATCAACTGTACAAGGTCATCTACACACACAAGCTTATTCAGAATTTTCAGTAGGTAGAAACTTTAAAATCTTCGGAACACAAACAGGATGCGGTATTAATTTCGAAAGTTATGCTATGGCTTATGCTAAAGCAGGAAAAAAACCTGCAATTGGTTGCGCTGTAATTCTTGGTGGACATACTCCAATAAACTGCATGATGGAGCTGTAACTTTTGCCTGTACCTTACACATAACCTTACACATAAAAACAAACCCCCACTAATAGCAGGGGTTTACAAAGGATTAAGCGGAGAAAGAGGGACTTGAACGCCTTTTGTAAATTGTGTTAAATGTTGTAAATACTGCTGTTCTTTACTATAATTTATAGTAATAAATAGCATTTATTGTATTATCTAGCATATTTTGTAATTTTGAACCTTACACATTACCTTACACATGGGGTTTAATATCTACAGAAATCATATTCGTTTTTTTTATTACATAAATGGTAAGCAGCACGCTTATCAAACTAAAATTAAAATAGACAGATCAGAATGGGATTTAAAAACACAAAGACCAAAAGCTAGAAGAGGTGAAGTTGGTGCGCAAAATAGAAAAATAACACACGAACTAAACGAATATCAAAGAATCTATGACGATCTTAAAGGTTACTATAAAGAAAGTTTTACAAAAGAAATAATCAAACAAAAATTCGATGAACATTTTCAACTTGCTAAAACAGTCAAAAAATTAAATTACTCGGATTACTTTCATATTTATATACAGCAAAAAAAAGATAGTCAGTCTGTGCAAAAGGATTCCTGGCAAAAATACACACGAATACACACAGCAATTCTAGAGCTTGAAAAGAAAAATAAGACTACATACTACCTGCATGACTTTGACAGTGCTTTTTTTAATGACCTTATAACATACTACAGAAAGGATAAAAACATTTCAGATAACACACTAAGACGAAAGCTAGGTTTTATGAAATCCTTTTTAAATTGGTGTGTAAAAAATGGCTATTCTGTCAACACAGCTTTTAAAGATGTTAAAATTAAAGGCAGAGAAACTTCACATATAGCGTTATCACACGCTGATTTAGAAATCTTAGAAACGATAGAACTAGACGAAACTAAAAGCTACTATCGAGACCTTTTTTTAATAGGCGTTTATTCTGGTCAAAGATTTTCAGATTACAAAAGATTTGACAGAACCTATATAGAAGGTAATAACATTGTGATCAGAGCTAAAAAGACAGGTCAATTTAGCTACATTCCATTAAGTAAAAAGCTTAAAAGACTTTTAGACAAATATGATTGGAACTTACACACTATTTCTGGTCAGAAGTTTAATGATCATATTCACGAAATATGTCGAATAGCAGGATTTACAGAGATAGTTAACAGAGACAAATTCTTCGGAAACAAGAAAATAACAGAGAAAATACCACGCTATAAACTTATAGCATCACACACAGCCAGGAGGACATTTATAACGCTTTCTGAGCAGCGAGGAGTCAGTCATTCACTAATTATGAAAGTGACAGGTATAAAGTCTCTTAAAACCCTTGAAAACTATATTAGAATAGATAAAGACAGGCTTTCAGATGCTATTTTGAAGGCGTGGGACTAGAATGCTTTGTGAGTTTGCCTAGACCTTCTACGAAGTCTAATGCTTTTTTAGTATTTAGATCGCTTTTATTAGTAATTTTTGTAATAGCTTTTTCTATTTTATCATCAAGCTTATCTAATAATTTTTCAAAATTCTGCTCATGATGTTTTAAATCTTCATCCATTCTAATTTTTTGTGCTTGCATGTTTTTTTCAAACAAAGATTCAATTTCTTTTTTTAAAGCTCCACTATGTTTTTCAATCATTTGTTTCCTTTCTTGATCAAGTCTGTTTATAAGATCACGATTATATTGCTCTTGTTGTTCTTGGCGTTGTATTAGTCTCTCTTGCCTTTTATCAATTACATCATCTACTCTTTTTATGTTTTCATCATAAAGTTTAAAAAACTTAGTTGACATATCATTTGCTGTCTGTATTGTCGAGATTGCAGCATTACGAATAAGTTGCTCGAAATTTTTAAATTCAAGCTGTTGTTTTTCCGCAGCATAGTCAATTTTCACATTCTGAAGATTTGTGTTCTCATCAATTTTGGCAATAGCTTTTTCTACCTTTACTGATAGCTCATTTAAAGCATAGTCATGATCTCTTAGTGCTGCCTGGATTTGATTATATACAGAATCGTTTGACATTTTGAGACTTTCTGCACTTGTTTCTTGTGTTTGCAAGCCTTTGACTATCATTTCGCCATAACCTAAAACAACCCAATCATGGTTTAGTTGTGGAAATCTACTTATAATCTTTTCTAAAGTTTTTGTAGTAGGTGCATCGCCTTCTGTGATAATTTTTGAAATTGTTCTTACTGAAGGAATATTACATTGTCTAGCAAATTCATTCATACTAAGACCTGTCATTTCAAAGAATTTTTTTAATCTAGTAGCCTGCGCTGTCATTACGTTTTTTTGTGTTTTGTTGTAAAAAATATCATTTTATTGTGTAAACTATTTGTATTTTACACAAAATGTATTTAATTTAGCTTAAAATAATATATACTGTTTTACTACTATATATATATTTTGTACATAATTAATACTAAAAATACAAGAAAATGACAGCACAGCAGCACAAAAAAGCTTTAAATAAATTAAAAACTATTAACAAATTAACCCTTACAGGTAAGACTGAAAAGGTAAGTAAGAACCATTATCGCACAGACTACAAGCATCAGCTTATAGAACTAGACGATCTAACTTTAATATTAAGTGGTTCTATTGAAAATTTCTATTCAATGCACCATACTACAGAATCGACATATCTAATAATGTCTTTAGTAGACGAAAACAATCAAGATGTGCCTTTTACAAAAAAACAACACGCTGCATTTAAAACAACTCTTAAAGAAATTTTAGCATGACATCAGAAGAACTAAAAGAAAACGAAGACAGGTTAAAAGCTTTAGAAGCACGACTTAATTCGTCAATAGAAAATATTAAAAAACTTAATAAAATAATTTTTTCTGATAAAAGTATTAATGCAGAACAAAAGCTTTTAACAATAAAAGATGTCTCTCAGATGGCAGGTCTAAGCAGATCAGTTATCGAGCATGATATACAGGAAGGTATCCTTGATGTAGTACATAGAGGCAAACGAAAACTTATACCAACAAAATCAGCTAAAAAATATATAGAAATATGACAAACGAAAGACTAAAAGAATTAAGCAAAATATATGGACTTAATGGTTCAGACTTTCATGTTGCAGAATATGGAAAGAATAAAGTTCCTTTTATGAAAAAATCTGGTATTGATAAAATCCAAGCTATAGAAAACATTGATATAGATTTTAAACCAATAAAACCGCTATGCATTCCAAACGAGAATGTTGCTTTAAAAATTAAAGCTAAGTGGAATGATAAAAAATTTAGAACAGTGGGAGAAGCAAATAAATCAAATACTCAAGTTTCGTATTTAGGATGTATGGCTGAAAATCGAGGCAGGGCTAGAGCTGTTTTAACACTTACAGGTTTTGCGAAAGAAGGTGTTTATTCTGCTGACACTAAGTGGGAAGCTGACGAATTAAAAACAAGCAAATGACAAGAGACAGAGACGAATATTGTAGAAATTGTCAAGTAAGACGAACACACGAATATTACGGAAATCTGCCTTTATGTTATACCTGCATAAAAGAAGCTGAATTAAAAGAAACACAAAATGTTTAGAAATAAATATCAAAAACTTTCTAGCCTATGGTTTAGTAACATCTTGAGCATTCGAGATAATATAGTCCAGGAAGTAATAAAAGCAAACAGAGAGAATAAAAGGTTGCCAATAAAAAAATTAAAAAACTCTGGGCAATTATTAGACAAGTACACAATTAAATTAACTAAGTATAGGGGAGGCAGGCTATCTGGACAATAACTAAAGCCTCCCTAATACCAAAACATAAATGACATGAAAACTTATGTAGATAAGACATCTGCTACATATCAAATACTAGACGAATATCGGAAAACTATTTTAGACGAATCTGGTATTGATATTCAAACTAAAGGCAGAACAAGAGAACAAACAGACCTAATAAAAGTATTCTGCAAGCACACACGAGATAATTTAAAACTTGGAAGTGGTAGAATAGGAAGATTTTTAAACAGAGACCACGCTACAATTTTACACGCTTGTAAAACTTATGATAACCTTTATTTAAGAGATAAAGATTTCCAAGAAAAAGCGGAGTTTTACCTAACTAGATTTCAGAATATAGATGGTAAAAGCAGAGAAAAACCAAATATGGAAGAGCTAATAAAATTAGCTAATTCTGCTTCTGAGAATACTATCGGTGAATGGTTAAAATTAATCAGATCAACAGAGCTTATAAGACAATCTTTTGTTGACTATGAAATTGTAGATAATGAGTAAAGACCCTGCTTTTTTATTCTACAGCTCTGATTTCCTTACAGGCACAATGTTCTTATCAGATGAACAAGTAGGCAAATACATTCGTCTTTTATGTGTTCAGCATCAAAAAGGTAGGCTTACTGAAAAACATATGATAAACATATGTAAAACATATGATAAAGATGTGTTCGATATGTTTAAAAAGGACGAAAATGGCTTGTTCTATAATGAACGCTTAGAATTTGAGCATAATAAAAGGAGAGCTTATAGTGAATCAAGAAGAAAAAACAGAATTAATTCTATTAAACCATTAAACATATCTAAAACATATGTTAATCATATGGAAAATGAAAATGAAAATGAAAATAGAAATAGAATTAAAGTTGAAATATATCCAACGTTTGAAGACTTCTGGATTTTATACGACAAGAAGGTAGGTAGTAAAAAATCAATACAAAGCAAATGGAACAAACTGCCACAAAAAACTAAAGAGCAGATTATTAATTATCTGCCTTCATACATACAAGCTACACCAGACAAAGCTTACAGAAAAAACCCACAGACTTTTTTAAATGCAGAAGCGTGGAAAGATGAAATAATAAATAAAAACTATGACAGCAGTAAAGAAACTCAAAACAGATATTCAAATCTCGAACGACAAATTGTTAAAGACTTACAATCCTAGTGAATGTATAATGAATATAAATTTAAAAACAGTTAGCGAAGCTGCCTCTGATAAAACAACACCAACGCTTGCATCTGTACAAAACCAAGCAGGTAAAAACTTTATTAGCGGAATGCTCAAAGCCTGGATATTATACCTAAATAATATACTAAATCTTAAAAGGCCCATGACCGAAAACCAAATAACTCTAGCCACAAGTTTAATACTACAAGAGTATTACTCGCTAAGATTTGCTGATCTGACTGTTTTGTTTAGAAACATAATTACAGGTAAGTATGGATCATTTTATGAAAGCTTGACAATTGATAAGCTAATGAAACTATTTGAAGAGTATTGGGAGGAAAGATGTGAACTCTCTGCTTCATCTAATTATTCAAAACACATCGAATTTAATCAGAACCTAGACGAACTAGGTACAGATAGAAAATCAAAAAGAAGATTATGATAACAACAACACAAAACAGAAACAGCAGTTTTGTTGCAATAGCAGACAAGCTGCCCAAAAAAAGAAAGTATGTCTACGAAATAATAGAAGCTTTAGGTGTTACATCACCACAAGAAATCTGTGATAAGTACAGCTTTAAATTTAACGAAATAGCACCAAGGTTTACTGAATTAAAAAACTCTGCACACATTAAAATAGTAGGCTACAGAGAAAACAAAAGATCGAAACATCCTAACGCTATTTATAGAATAACTACAGCAGATGAAATGATTGATATAAAAAATAAAAGATACCAGGAGTTGGTTGATAAAAAAGACAAGCTAGTCTCTGATCTAATATTAAACCTATCACCAATTACAAAAGAAATTGTAGTTAAAGAAGTAAAAAAAATAGATACACAAATTAAAAACCTATAATAATGACAAGACAAGAAACACCGATAGTCGGTACAATAGATAAAATTCTGCCTTTAGAATTAAAAGGCGAAGACAAAAATTTTAAAGTACAGTCAATTGTTTTAATAGTTGACAACAGCTTTAAAAAGGAAGGTATGACTGTGAATAGAGATATGCCTGTTAAAATAGATTTTAAGCAGAAAAATACCGAGCAACTAGCTAATTATAAAATTGGTGATAAAGTAGCTGTAGAATGGAATTTAAGAGGTACTAAATGGCAGGGTGTGAATATGACCGAGCCTAGATACTTTACTTCTGCTGAAGGTTGGAAGATAGCAGACTATATAGAAAACACAGAACAAGTTGCTTTTACAGCAGCACCAGAACTAGACAATCATAAAGCTAGCACACAAGCGCAGTTTCCAGAAACGGATTTGCCATTTTAATAATTTAAACGAAACACAAAATGAAATATCAATTAAAAAACATAGTAAAAAATCCATTTAGAGATTATGATATAAATCCTTTAAATGCAGATAAAATAGAAAAACTTAAAGAATCTATTAAAAAAACAAATTTTTGGGATAACGTTCTAGCAAGACCAAATGGCGATTTATTAGAATTAGCCTATGGCCACCACAGATTAGAAGCATTAAGACAAATTTATGATGACAATCATACTATTGAAGTTATAGTTCTTGATTTAGATGATGACGAAATGCTACAAATAATGATGAACGAAAATGACGATTGGTATGGTTCATCAGCAAACAAACACGAAGCAATATCTTCTGCAAAAAAATTACATCCAGAATATGCTAACAGAAAAATTGCTGAATTTTTAGGCATAGATAAACGCCTTGTCGAATCTTATGCTAATGTAACAAAAGCAATTGACAACAATTACATAGATAAAAATATGATTCTAGAAGTTAATAACTATAAAAATCTTGGAACTTTATCAAATGCTGTAATGAAAAACGAAATAGCAAAAAAAGATATAAGTAAAGTATATAAAAGATCAGTTACATATTCTAGAAAACATTCGTTAACAGTTGAAGATGTCACTAATGCCTACAAAGACATAGAAAACGAAAAAAAATATTTTAATAATAAACCAAAAAAAACAGAAAAAAAAGAAGAAAAATTTATTGAATTACATCAATTGATTTCTAAAGCAAAGTTTTCTGTGCAAGATGCTGTAACACAAGTTCAAAATATTGTTGCTCTTAAAGATTCTATTAGCGATAATAAAGAAATATACAGAGCTATAGGCCTAGTTGCAGAAATAAAACAATTAATAAAAATATCACAACCAATTTTAAAACCACTAAGCGATGAAATAGATAAAAACAAAACCAATATAACTGATTTTGGGGGGTATGGTACAAGAACAGAGAGTTCAAAAAATCAATTTTTAACCACCAATAATAAATATAAATTATGAAACCAAGAACACTTAATAACTCAGAAAAAGTTGCTGAAATGATGATGAGAGATACAACTCGACGTTATTCAAAACACGATATAATAGATTATTTAACAAGTCATGTAGTTGTAAATAAAAGACAAAAAAGCACATATAATCATTCATACAAAATTTTTAAAAAGAATTTGCACCGCATAATGGATGGCACAGAAAAAGTTCTAGATAGAGATTATGGTAAGGCCCTAATTAAAATACGAGAACCAAAAAAGGATGGTGATGGCTCTATAAATATAATAAAAGAATATAAAGTTAGAGTTTTAGGTGAGGATGACCACCTTGTTAATGACGATATAGAATTTCGATATAGTATGGTACAAAGCAAGCAAAATAAAGTAACTGAAGCTGCAAAAAAGCTAAATTCTAGTTTTTTACCATTTATGATTGAAGTAATGAAAAAATTAAAAGGTAAAGATGACGAATTAGAAGAAGAATAGTCTGATCCGCTATAAGGATCGTTTTTTCATATTTGATTTTAGTTAGTTGCCCCCTGCTCTTTACAAGTGGGGGGTTTTTTTGTTTATAACCTAACCTTTTTGTTAAATGATTTACATTGCATAATAGGTAAACATCTTTCTAACTTTGTTTGTCCAGATAGCCATATTAGATTATGGCATCAAAAATCTACAAAAACAAAACAGTAGCACAGCTTCGTGCAATAGCTGTTACACACTTTCACAAATACATTCGCAATCGTGATGAAGGTAAGCCATGTATTTCATGCGGTGCTTATACCACACTTCAAGCAGGTCATTTTTATTCAGCAGGCAATAATCCTTCTGTAAGATTTCATGAAGATAATGTGCATGGTCAATGTAAAAAGTGCAACTATTTCCTTTCTGGTAACCTTTTGCCATATCGTCAAAACTTAATTGAAAAGATAGGACAAGAAAGATTTGACAAACTAGAACTAAACATTCAGCTTTCAAAGCGCACAGCTTACAAGTGGGATAGATTCTACTTACTAGAAATTATAGAAAAATATAAAGCACTCAATCGATGACAAAGAAAGAAGCCATGCAGATAATCGCTTCTAAGTATAATAAGCTAAAGCGAATCGCTCAGATGTCAGAGAACAAATACTTTCCAAACAACAAAGGCTTGTATCATGAAGACATTACACAGGATTTGTATGTGAAAATTCAAACAGAAATCAACAAACTTCCAAACAATAAAAAAGAAATATTAAAATTTCTAGACCGATATGCACAACCTGGAGCGTATATATATCAGAGCATTAAACAAATATTAATAAACACATTTAGAAAAGAAAGCAAATACACTAGGCTTGATCTTAGAAATCTAACAAAAAATGAAATGAAATATTTGATTGATCCTGGTAAAGAAATGGAAGATGAAAACATACAAGACAAAGTAGACAAGTACGTAGACACCTTCTATTGGTTTGACAAAAAGGTTTTTAATCTGTATCGCTATGAGTTTAAAACACATCCAACAGAAATGAGCAAACAAACAAAGCTATCAGAATCGACTATTTACAGAACAGTTAAAAGATGTAAAATTAAAATCAACGAAAAGCTAAAAAAAGAATACTATGAAAAGTAGAGGTCTAGGAGACGATATTGAAAAATACATAACAAAGCCACTAGGTATAAAAAAAGTTGTCGATACAGTAGCAGATGCTTTAGATGCTGATTGCGGATGTGAGAAACGTAAAGAAAAACTAAATCAATGGTTTCCAAAGCGTGGAAGCCTCAGACAAGATGAACACGCCTTCTTAGATATGTTTTTTGCAACCTACAACGGAAACAGTTTAAAATCAGAACAGGAAAGAGATATGCTTTATGCAATTTATAACAGAGTAAACAAAGCTAAAGAAGAGCCTACAAGCTGTCCACCATGCCTAAAAAGAATAGTCGAAAACCTTAGAGCCAAATTCAATGAGTACTAAACGCCTAGAGAAAATATACAAGCTAAGAAAACATCCAGATAATCCTAGAGTGATCAAGGATGTTAAATATCATTTGCTAGTCAAATCAATTAAGGAGTTTCCAGAGATGCTAGAGAAACGCCCCTTAGTAGTAAACAAAGATTTAATTGTCTTAGGGGGCAACATGAGATTAAGAGCAGCAGAGGAAGCAGGGCTTAAAGAAATATGGATTGATCAGACCGATTGGGATGAAGCAAAGCAAAAGGAGTTTATAATAAAAGACAACTCTGGATTTGGAGAATGGGATTGGGATGCACTTGCTAATAACTGGAATAGTGTAGAGCTTGAAAACTGGGGTGTGGATAACTGGCAAAATATGGACGACATTGAAACTAGTAATAATTTTACTTTATCAGATGGAGACAAAGAACCTTTTCAGCAACAAACCTTCACTTTAGCAGATGCACAAGCAGAGCAAATAAAAAACGCAATAGCTGATGTAAAGAAAACAGAGGAATATAATTATGTAGAAACCTTTGGAAATGAAAACAGTAATGGAAACGCACTTTATTTAATTATATCACAATGGGTAGAGCTAAAGAAATAGCAGTAAAAGTAATACCTTCTAATATTGCTAATCAATTCGTTAAAAATAATCATTACAGCGGTAAGGTTGTTCCTAATAGTAATTTACATTTTGGTTGTTTTTTAGACAATAAATTACATGGAGTTATGTCTTATGGCCCTAGTATAAATAAAAAAGGAACTATCAATTTAGTAGAAGGTACTGGATGGAATGAATTTATAGAATTAAATAGAATGGCTTTTGATGATTACTTGCCAAAATACTCTGAAAGCAGGTGCATAGCTATTAGTATTCGTTTAATTAAAAAAAACGCACCACACATAAAATGGATAATAAGTTTTGCAGATGGCACACAATGCGGAGACGGTACTATTTACAGGGCAAGTGGTTTTAAGTTAGTAGGTGTTGCTAAAAATGCTGGGATATGCAAATTGAATAATAAAGTTGTGCATATAAAAAAAACTTACGATTTAGGTTTAACAAGTAGTTTTTTAAAAAAGAGTGATATTCCTAAATTAGAAATGCAAGGGTATAAAGTTGAAATGTTAAAAGGTTATCAATTAAAATATATCTACTTAATTGACAAAAGTATGACTATAACAAAAGAAATATTACCATTCAGCGAAATAGATAAACAAAACGCAGGAATGTATAAAGGAGAAAAAATAAGTATGCAAGAAAGAAGGGATAAAAATTAAGTAAAATAAATATGCGATAGAAGTGTAATGGTTGCACATTAGACAAACCAGTCTAAAAGAGGGGTTCAATTCCACCCTATCGCTCTAAATAATAAAAATGCTATGGAAAATGATTGGGAATTGACTTTAGGATTTTATGGTGGTTTAGTTTTTGGCTTTAGATCATATCCACAAAAGGACTGCACAGACTATGTATTTTATTTACCACTAATTGATTTATGCCTTACTATTTATGAAGATTAAAAGAAACACAAAAGAAAATATGATTAGCTATTATTTTGACCTGCTGTCATATACCAAAGCACCAAAACATAGAAAATACATAGTTAATATGCTAGGGTATATCTGTGGTGAATTACCTAATCCTGAAAAGAAACCAGGTTATCCAAGAATAAAAAAGAAAAACAAAGAAAAAACAGTGAATCATGGCTAATGAAGAAAATCTAAAACCATTCAAAAAAGGTCAGTCAGGAAATCCGAATGGCAGACCGAAAGGAACAAGAAACAGAAGCACTATTGCTAGAAAGTGGCTTAATGTGAAATCGAAAGCTATGAACCCTATTAGCCAAGAAGAAGAAGACATGAACCAAGAAGACCTTATCACATTGGCTTTAATAAAAAAAGCTAGGCAAGGCGATGTATCAGCTTCTAAAGCATTACTAGATTCTGCCTATGGTCAAGCAAAAGAACAGGTTGATATTTCTACAGACGCACCTTCTATAGACTTTAGAACGCTTTTTAATTTTAAAGATGACACTGACAAAACCAAAGATTGACTTTTCACCTAGATACAGGCTGTTCTGGAATGACACTAGATATACAATTCTTACAGGAGGAAGAGGTTCTGGCAAGTCGTTTTTTACAGGTGTTTTTTTGCTAGGCTTGTTATATGAACAAGGCCACACAATTCTATTTACTAGATACACACTTCGATCTGCTTCAGTTTCTATTATACCTGAGTTTAAGGAGAAAATAGAAATGCTAAACCAAGAACACCTATTTAAAATTACTAGAGACGAAATAGTACAC